AGTATTGCATTAGACAGTATTGCATCGGATGCAGGAACAGGAACTGCTATTACATTTGGTGCAGGTAACGTACCTAACACAAATACTGATACAAGTGTTAGTGGAAGTACTGCTCCTGATTTCTCACAGTACACAAACTTTATTTGGACATTAACAGGTAATTTAGTGTTGACTGACCCCGGAGATGAAGTTGCAGGGCAATCAGGTATATTTGTATTTATACAAGATGGCACAGGAAGCAGAACATTATCCCACGCAGCAGACCAATATTTTGTAGCAGGGGGAACTTCAATTACTTTAACTACAACAGCTAGTGGTATTGATATTGTACCATACTTTGTACAAGCAGACGGCAAGATACATCTTGGTGCTGCTCAACTAGCATTTGCAGAAGCGTAAGAGGTAGGATGACAGGCTCAAATTCATTTTGGTTTGCTAAATCAGATACAGGTTTTTACAATTCTGTGGCTACCCAATCTTTAAGGTTTGAAGACGGAGATTCGCCAGTTCTAACAAGGACACCATCAAGTGATGGTAACAAAAGAACATGGACTTGGAGTTGTTGGTTTAAAATGGCTAATATTATTGATACTTCAGGCAATGTTGAATCAACTTTAATGTCTGTTGACAATTCTGCTAGTGGAAAATATACAGTTTTAGGTTGGTATCAAGATAGTTTGTATGCTCAATTAGCAGGTTCTGGTCAAGTTACTGCACAATATGATGGTGCAAAAGTTAGAGACACGACTGGTTGGTATCATGTAGTTTGGGCAGTAGACACAACGCAAAGTACAAGTGGTAATCGTTCAAAAGTTTACTTAAATGGTACTCAATTATCTTTTGCTACAGATAATGCTTTCCCACAAAATACAGATACAGATGTAAATGATACAAACTATGCAATGGAAATA